CCGACGCCCGCAGACGGGAACGGGACACACCCGAGGGCGTAACCCATTGCTTCCAAGTCAGCTTGAACAAGGTCGATCCAAGGTTCGACGTCTTTGCTCGCAACCTGCTCTCCAAGGATCGTTGGAGGTCGGCGCTCGCCGATGAGCCATGCCCAAGCGGGCCAAAGGTGCCGCTCATCAGCAAACCCAAGTCCTTTGCCTGCCGCGCTGAAAGGTTGGCACGGACAGGAACCGGTCCAAACAGGTCGGTCATCAGGCCATCCGGCGAGCCGAAGGGCATATGACCAAACGCCGATTCCGGCGAAGAAATGACACTGGTCGTATCCTCGGAGGTCGTCAGGTCGAACATCTTCAATGCTCCTTTCGTCCACGTCGCCCGGCGCGATGTGCCCGGCGTTTATGAGGTTGCGCAGCCATCGCACGGCGTACTCGTTGATTTCGTTGTAATAGATTCGGGGCACGTTGTTCTCGCAATAACAGCATTCCCGACAATGACGCTGACTCTCTGCCCGGTTATGTGCGAGAGCACTTCCACGAAGGCCACGCAAGCTGCGTGGATCAGGGCGTCAGTGGCTTTCTTCGCGCGGCCAAGGCGGTCGAGTGCTTCGAGCAGCGCGAGGTAGGGGGATAGGTGGCGGATCATTCTTCGCGTGCGCGGAGCATGGCGTCGGCATACTCGTACGCCGCGACGGCAACACTTTGCTTCGGCGAGAGATCGCGGCGTGCTGCTTGCGCGTACAACTCGTCGCGCACGCCTTCATCGAGGGCTGCGATCAGCATCCCCGAAAGCGCCTTTGCCGCGAAGTAGTCACGCAGCGTCATGCCGGACGCAGCGCGGCGCGACGCCTCGATGTAGATCCGATCTCGCTCAGCCGAATCACTGACGCCTTGAATGGCGGCGGCAGCCACCGTATGCACCATCGCGGCATCGTTGACCGGAAACGCCGGACCACCGTCGGTCTTCTCGCTCATGCTGTCCTCTTTAATCGTTATCCGGCGCGCGCGGCGCCGGGCGTGTGGTTTTATTCTTCGTCTTCGTCGTGCCCGTCGAACAGCGACGGATCGACGTCGGGCGGCGTCAGCGTGATCGAGCATTCCTGCATGAGCATGCGTGCGATCTTGCCGTGGTCCTGCTCGCTGCCCGGCTGCGCATGCGCCTTGAACGAGATCTGAACGCTGCCGCCTTCGAGCGGGTTGATACCGATCGCTTTCAGGTCGACATCGTTGAGCAACACGTCTTCCTTGCCCGTTGCGCCGATGCAGAAGCGCAGCTGATAGCCCGCGTACTCTTTGTTCCACGACGGATTCTTGAGCAGCGGAAAGCGCAGTTCAGTCAGTTCGTCGGTCTCCAGCGGCAGCGCACCGGGCTTCGGCTGCTCCTTGCGGAAGAAGAAGCCGCGCAGCGCCTCGTCGAAGTGATTGAGCAGGGCGCTCGCGCCGGTGACAGACAGGCCGATGGAGACGGCAGGCACGCGAGCGTTTCCATGCTTCTCGGCGATGTTGGTCACGCTCGTGACGGTTGCGGCGTGTTCGTTGAGTTCGAACATGGGTTTTATTCCTTGGGGTTATGGTTCGAGGAACTGACTGCGGTGATGGGAAGTGGTTACGCGCCGAGCAGCACTTCGCGCCGATCTTCAAACGCTTGCGTCAGCTTCGCCAGCTCGTTCGCCGGCAGATCGCGCGCGCTGTCCATCACCATCGCGAGCGTGTCGACGTCGTTGGCCTTCTGAATCTGCCCTAGCAGCGTGCTGTAGTCGACCGTCATCTCCTGCTGCTGCGCGCGCTGGTCGGTGATCTCGCCGGTGGACTGGTCGATGAAGTCGTCGCCGTCGTCTGTCTCGCTCGGCGTGATGTAGTCGCCCTCCAGAACCGTGTCGAGCGCTTGCGATCCATTGCGCGCGCCGACGTCGTCGATTGCCGCGGCGGTCGCAAGTTCGATGCTCACCGGCAGATACTTGAACAGGCGCCGCAATACCGTCTTTCGGCCCATCTCTTCGTAGTGCTGGCCCCAGACCGTCTTTTCCTTGTCGCGCGCGAACTTGTAGTTCTGGCTCGCGTCGCGGATCTCGTTGACCTGCTCGGCGCTCATCACCTCGAACGCATGGCCGCCGCCGACGAGTTTCGCCACAGCGTAGAAGGCGATCACGCGCCCGCGGTTCGACATCGCAGGCTTGTGTTCGAGCTTCTCGTCGAGGCCGTAGGCGTAGTCGAACGTGTCGTGCTCGTGTACCGCGTGCGCGGCGATGCTCACGACCTGTCCCGAGCGGCGCGCGAGATCGATCAGGCCTTTGTAGCCGATGACGATCTGCGTCTCGACCTTGTCCGTCACCCACTGGCCGCCCTGTTTTTTCTTCTTCTCGAACGGGATCAGGTACGCGTGCCCGAGTGGCGTATTCGGCTCCAGCCCGAGCTGCGAGCACTGCACGACCGCGCCCATCAGAGACTCGACCGTGCACTCCATCAGCTTCGGCGTCGTGCGCAGCGCGCCGAGCGCGATCTTGAGCATGCGATCCGGGCTGACGTGCTTCGGTAGCACTGCGGCGAGCGTCGCCTTTTGCGACTCGAAGAACGTTTTCACGGTGCCGAAACCGGCCTCGCGCGCGACCATCTTGGACGCTTGTTTCAGGTTTGCAACGCTGGTGGTTTGTGCCACGTCTCTTACTCCTCGGTGATAAGCGCCCACTGCGGCAGGCGGATGATGTCGATGCCGGTCGAATAGCCCGGCCATTTGTCGGTGCGCATGCATTCGGCATACGTGCGCAGGTTCGCGCGGTACTTCTGGCGGCCCGATTCGAGGCTGTCGTCGTCGAGCATGAAAGCGTTCGCGGCGAAGGGCCATTCGGTTTCCACTGCGCCGAAGATGAATCCGAGCACGCGTTTGCCGCTGGCCTTCTCGTATCCGTCGCTGTAGAACGCGGCCTGGATGTCGTAGCGCTTGCGCGCGACCTGTCGGCGGAACTCGCCGGGGCTCGCGATGCTGAACGTCTTCAGGTCGAGCAGGATCACCGCGTCGTCGCCGACCGGATGCACGAAGTCAGGACGGCAGCGGCACTCCGCGCCGGTTTCGTCGTCGATCCAGAAGGCTGAGACTTCGGCCTCACCGCTGCACAGAAGGTCGCCGATCTCGGGAAGCGCGCGCACCGAAACAGACTGGCGGCACGCGGCCTCGTATTGATCCGGCTGAATGGCTGTGCGCTCCGGATGCGCCGCAACGAACTCCTTCCATTCCTTCGTGTTGCGGTTCAGCGTCTTGCCTACGATGTAGCGCTTCTCGAACTCCTTTGGCTCCAGCACCGCACAGTGAGCCAATGCGCCTTCGAGTTGCCCTTGCTTTTCGCGCGGTGTCGGCCTGCGCGGATCTCGATGCCGCGACCAGAAGATGAAAGGCGACAGGTCGATCGAATCGAGCCCGGACTTCGATATCGGCTCCATCGCGTGATAAGCCTCGATGTCGAGGCCATGCACGATGCCGGGTATGAATTCGCGCTTCATGCGGCTCTCCCTGCGGTCATGAACAGCATCGGGTCACGCCATGGGCGGATCTGCGCAGCGAGACGCGCTCTGAATTCCCGATCGCGGTCGTCCATGATCTTTTCCCAACGCTCGACTTCGCTCAGCTTGGGCTTGATCACCATCGGCGCGCCTTCGATGGGCTTCGGCACGTCTGGCCCTTCGCCGATGCTGAATATCCGCACCGGACTGCCAAGGCGGCCAAATCCGCGCCACGCGCTCACGTAGATGCGCTTCTCCTCGTGCAGCGTCTTGACGTAGTAGTTCAGCGACGTGCGGCTGATATTCATGATCTCGGCGAGATCCGGCGCGGTGATGCTGCCGTGCTCTTTGATCAGGCCGAGGACCATCGCGAAACGGTCGGGTTTGATCCGCTTCATTTGGCGCGCTCCCCGTATGGCGTTGCACGGCGCTGCACGCGATTCGCGGGATGCAGCAGATACTTGTCGCCGAGCGCTTCCTTGGCGCGCGCAATGCGCTCCTCGTGCGAGTCGACATACTCGTAAAGCTTCTTCAGCATCGCCTTGCGTTGCTCGGTGTAGAGATCGAACATGGTCAGCCCCTGATGATGGTGACGATCAAACCGGTGAGAAGAACCGCGCACGCGCACGTCGCGGTGTAGAAGGTGACAGCGCGCATCAGTCGTCGACCCTGAGTCCTGCGAAGATCAGCCGATCCCACGCGTACGGATTGATCAGCATCAGTTCGAACTCGTCTTCGTTGACCCGGCAGTACTCGCCGGGAATCAAGCAGAGTTCGTCGCCGAAGTCGTCGATCAGGAACGTCGGGATAATCGTTGTCGGCGTCGTGCCGTGGCAGAGTTGCATGGTCAATCCTCGTTGCGCTGGAACCACTCGTCCGAGTGGTCGTCGTCTTCTTCTGCTTCGTCTTCGTCGTCAGGCAGATCACGCAGAAGCAGGTCATCGTGATCGGTCCAGGTGTCTACGAGGCGCGGCATGTCAGCACCACACCACGTCATCGAGATGGATAGTCCGGAACCGCTCGTGAATCGCATGCCCTGACGAGCACACGTAATCGATCGATTCGAGAACCGCGTAGCGGAAAGTCCAATAGGTATGCGTCCACATGTTTCACCCCGTTTGTGTGGCTTTATCGGTGCGTCAACCCGTGGCGCACTGGTAAAGCTCTTCCGCTCTGTCGCCTCGCCACCTCGGATTTCGGTGGGTCATTAGGTCGGCCCGATTGCAGTTCGGGCTAGACATTCCCGACTCACGTTGCCGGGCTATCCGATGCGGCTGAGTGGTCAGCGCATGAGACGTAGTTTAGAAAACGCTAATCTAGCTGTCAAGCAAAAACTAAACTCATTTTCGTGCGGAAACGAAAAAGCCCGCGCGATGGCGGGCTATCGTGTGAGATGCGCGGGGGTTACGTTCGCCGCTTTATGAAGACGGCCGGGACGAGTAAGACGCCGGATGCGAGGAGTCCCCAGAGCCCATGTGGGACGGTTCCCTGCGTGGCCATCCAGGCGAAAAACCAGAAAAGGCAGAGGATCGAAAGGCCGGCGAACACGGACGTAAGCGGAATTGATCGTTCACGCCACGACCGGCGCCACTCGACGAACAGCAACCGACCGAGAAGCGACCCGACAACCACCATCGCAGCGACGCCAATCAGATAGTCGGGATCGTCGAACATGATTCTATTGATAGAACCTCTTAATGACCTGTACGGCCATCAGGAGGTGTTGAGAGAGTTCCTCGATTGCGAGCTTCGCGTCGAGATCTTCGGGGGTCTGCTCGGGTCTCGGCTTCTCCGTACACTTCGCCCGGCGATAGGCGGAGAGATCGACGACGCTATTTCGCAGCGCGCTTCCTTGTGGCATGGCTAGGGGCTCCAGGTTCTTCGTTTCGAGCCACGCCACGCAAAAAATCCTCTGCTTCGGACAGTTCCTCGAGCGTGGTGGGCTTCGTCCGATGATTCTGCGTCTGCCCCATAGTCTGTGCAAGTTCCAGGATAGATGCCAAATGAAAGAATAATTTACGGGCCGGATCGCCAAGCCCGTCTGTGCGTTCGATCCAGCTTACGAGCGCTTTCGCTTCGCCGCTTAGAGGCGGTTTTTGGCCCTTGTTCGACGTTTTGTCCATCGCTCCCGAATCAAGAAAACCACTTCCCATTCCGTATTCCGCCTCAAGTCGGCGGGCAACCCTCTCCCCGAACGACCCTCCGCCCTTCAGTTGCGAAAACAGGCTCTTCTCCCGTTGCGGAGTCGAGTGCGTTTCCAGCCAACGCATGAGGTTGGCACGTCTGGTCTCTTGTATGTCCATGCCGTGAGTTTAGATTCTTCTAAATTAGTATTCACTTGACACGGCGTTTAACAAATCCTAAACTGTCCTCGTACTCTGGTTCCCCAACCACGCGAGGAAAACTGTGGATCTGAAAACGTATATCGCGACGAGCGAAATGGGTACGTCGAAGCGACTTGCTGAGTCTCTTGGCGTCTCGAAATCGATGATGTCGCAAATGGTGTCGGGCAAAGCCCCGATCTCGATTGAACGCTGCGTCGAAATCGAAGTTGCCACCGAAGGCGCCGTCTCGCGCAAAGACCTCCGACCCGATGACTGGGCTCGCATTTGGCCTGAACTGCGCGACGTACACCCTGTCGCCGCCTGATTCCCCGCAAGCGACGACTTAAGGTAGGCCTAATTCTCGGGCCGAATGTCGCACCGCACAACATTCGATAGAGACCATCGATGAATACCGCAGACGCAGCCTATGCAGTTGCGCACGACTATCCGGGGGGTACCGAGTCGCTCGGGCCGCGCATGGGTATGTCTGCAGCGCTCCTGCGCAACAAGGTCAATCTCAACCAGACCATAAACCATCTGACGCTCGCCGAAGCCGTGCGCATGACGGCCGTGTCTGGTGACAACCGAATCCTCGAAGCATGGGCGCGCGAGCTCGGCATGGCGCTGCTTGAACTGCCGATGCCGGAGAACTGCGCGGACGCCGACGTGATCGAGCTGATGGCCAAGACGTGGGAGACGAACGGCGAGATCGGCCGCGAAGTGAATCGCACCTTCGCCGATGGCGTTGTCGAGGCTCACGAGGTCAAGCGCGTGAAGGATCGCGCGTGGGATCACATGGTCACGCTGCTTTCGATGGTCACACGCATCGAAGGCATGGCGGAGAAGTGAAATGGACGGGGAATGGATCAAGATGCGCACTGACCTCTCAGAAGATCCGATCGTTTTGGCGATCGCGGCGCGCCTTGGCGTCGACGAATTTAGCGTCGTCGGACGCCTTCACAGAATTTGGAGTTGGGCCGATCGACACCTCGTCGATGGGGTTGCGCTTGGCATCACGATGGACTGGATCGACCAGTACGTCCGTCTCGAAGGTTTCTCGATTTCGCTTCTCGAAGTGGGTTGGCTGACCAAAATCGAGAAAGGTGCGCTTCTCGATTCGAGAAAAACTCTTCTCGATTCCTTCTCGAATACCTTTCTCGATTCTTCTCGATTTCTCCTCGAAGGGGGGGATTTAGGGGGGGTGGTTTTTCCTAGGTTCTTCAACTACCTACAAGGAAAAACCTTAACAACCAACACCAAAACCAACCCAACACCAACGCGCGAGAGCGAAATCGAGAAAGCACCGAGAAAGAAAATCGAGAAAGAACCTTCTCGAATCGAGAAAGAAGAATCCTTCTCGATTTTCTGGAAAGCCTATCCGAGAAAGGACAGCAAAGTTCCCGCGCAGAAGGCCTTCGAAAAAGTCTGCAACACCGATGAGCAGCTTCAAGTTCTTCTGCAAGCCATCGAGAAATTCAAGCGCTGCGAGCAGTGGACGAGGGACGGCGGCAAGTTCATCCCCTTCGCGTCGACTTGGCTGAATCAGCATCGGTGGGAAGACGATCCGGCTCCCGCAAGCGCACAGAGACCCAATTTCCAGACGCGCAGCTACCACGACGAACGCGCAGACACCATCGCAGGCCTGACCGGAAGGAGCCGAAACCATGAGCACGACGACGAACGAACCATCGATGTCCCCGCAACAGCCGTCGCCCGCTTGGCCGGTTAATGCGATTCCGCAGCGCTGGGTCGAAGCGCTCTTCGAAAAGATGACGGCCTTCTACGGCGCGCGCTTCGCGGATCTCTGGCGCGGCGCCGATGTGAACGTCGTGAAGCGTGCATGGGGCGTCGAACTCGCAAAGCTTTCCGCAGCGCAGATGAAGGCGGGAAGCGAAAACCTCGCGCTGATCGGCAAGGCTCCGACGCTTCCCGAGTTCGTTGCGCACTGCAAGCAATGCCGCGTTGAGGCCGCAGCGCACGTGCAGCCGCAGCTTGAGAACATGCCCGCGATGACGCCCGAGCAGGCGGCCGAGAACATGACGCTGCTCAATCGCACTTTGGGCCGAATGCAGCAAGCGCCTGCGTCCGCCGAGTGGGCGTTTCGCCTGATTCTGCGCGGCAAGAGTGCATCAGGGAAGCCGCTGCCTTTCGCCGTGGCGAAGTGCGCCACGGACGCCATCACGTCATCGGCCGGACGCGCGGTCGTCGAGGAATGCACCGATCCCGAGCTGAAGCAGCAATACGCCGACATCCGCCAGACCGTCGTCGACAACTACCGCATGCGCGGACAACGCCTCTGGGAGACGCCGTGATGCTGCCCGCCGACTTCGATCCGCTTTTCGCCGCCCTCGGCATCCGCCGCCGCAACTGGACCCCGCAACCTCAACCGCAGAAGGCCACGCAATGAACGCAGAAGCCCAAGAAGTCGTTTTCGTGCTCGTCTGGCCGGTCCTCTGCGGCATGGCTATCCGCGTGTACGTGTGGGCTTGCGAGCGTGCTGACTCGCGCATGGCCTCGCGCGCGCACGCGCATTTGGGAGGCCGGCAATGCTGACGGTCACGCTGCCGTATCCCGTCTCAGCGAATCGCTACTGGCGCGTGCGCGTGGTCAAGGGCGTGGCGATGAACTACGTCTCGTCCGAGGCCAAGGCGTACAAGGAGCAGGTCGGTTGGATCGTGCGCGCTGCTGGTGTGCGTGCGCCGCTCGCGGGCCGCATTGCGATCGACTACACGCTGTTCCCGAAGCGTCCGCAGGATTGGCAGCGCCGCGCGCGCAAGCTCGGCGATGCGTGGCACGACGACGTGATGTGCCTCGACCTGGACAACGCGCAGAAGGTGCTGCTCGACGCGCTCAAGGGCGTGGCGTTCGACGACGACAAGTGGGTTCGTCGCATCACTGCGGAGCGCGCTGAGCCGGATGGCGAGGCTCGGATCGTCGTGCGCATCGCGCAGCTCGCGACGCCGCAACCTCAGGCCGCTCTCGCGCTGCCTGTCGTGCCGTCGCTGTTCGATCCGCTGGAGGTCTGACGATGAGCGCGAATGAGATGTTCATCGTCGGCATGATCGTCGGATGCGCTTTGACCGTGATCGCAATCCTCGTGGGGAGATGGTCATGAACTCCATCGTCCGCCTCTCCGGCATGCTCGCGCGCGATCCGCAGTTCATCGAATGGGTCGGGCAGTGGACGGTGCCGCCGCGCGCTGTCACAGCCGACGAAGCCGCGCAGTTCATCCGCATGGTCTGCAAGGTCGAGTCCCGCCGCGATCTCGCGACGAGCAAAGAGGCCGCAGACCGCTTTCATCAATTCATCCGCAAGCCGTTCCTCGCATGGAAAGAGCGGCAACTGGAGCACGCATGATCACGCCCCCGGACATCCATCGCGACGCGGCAGGCATCCCGTACGTGTTCAACAACACGATCCGCGACGCGTTTCTGAACACGAAGCCGATGATGCGCTGCTGCTTCGGCCGCTACTGGACATGTGCGGATGCGAACGCTGGAGCCGTGGGCAACACGCGCGACGCGGCATACGAGGCGTGGAAGACCGAGCGCGAGCGCCGCATCGAACTGACCGAGCGCCTCGCGTGGCGCGATGCGTATCTGCGACGGGAGAAGCAAGCATGACACCTTCAATCACACGCGCCAGATCTCGCGCACTCATCACGAAGCGGCGGCGGGATTCGCAGCTATTGCAGGCACACAGGGAGGCGTTAATCGCGACGTTCGCGGCGCTAAGCGAGCCGGAACCGTGGTGGGTATACACCTTGCCTTTCATCGTTGTCGGCGCAGTCATCCTGATCGCGCGGACCGTTTTCCATTAATTGCAGCACCAACCCCCGGAAAGGAGCATGACCATGACTGACGAAACGAAGAAGCCCGACGAGATCGACCAAGCCGCGCTCGACGCGCACCCCGAGGAGCAGCAGGGAAACGATGCTGGTGGTGCCTCGTCGGACGAGCAATCGACGGGCGACTCTGCCGCACCTGTGGCGGATGGAGCAAGCGCTGAGGGAAACGTGGTCAGCGCTGCCCCGAGTGCGACGGATGGCAGCGCGACTGCGACGAGTTCGGATGTGGCGTCATCGACCCCGACGACGACGGCGACTACGGATACGGTCGCACCTTCTGGTGACGCGGGAAACGCTGCGGGCGCTGCAACCGATGGCGCCCTCGCGGATGGCGATGCTCCTGTCGATGGTGGTGAAGCGGGAAACGTCGATGCGGCTGTCAGCACCTCGCAGACTGCGACGGCCGCGCCGGATGTCGGCTACGTGCAGCAGGAAGCTTCGGCATCAGCGGATACGAGCGATGCCCAGGCTGTCCCGGCGACGGATGCGTCTGTGAGCAGCTCGGATACTGCAACTGAACCCGAGCCGCTCCCTTTGGGCGCTGGTGGCGTGATCGTGCCGGTGGCTGACTCCACGCCCGAGGATCAGGCGCAGCTCGCCGCAGCCGACAAGGTCGGCGCCACGGTCGAGGATGACTCGGGAAACGTCGTGGCTGGTGGTGCCCCCGCTGTGGTCACTTCCAGCCCGGCCAGTGACACGCCCACCATCGACCCGAACAGCGACGAGCATCCGCTGAAGACCCGCGCTCGCTGGCTGCGTCTGAAGTTCGAAGCTGAGGAGGCGGTCGTGATGGAGCACATCGTCGATCTGCTGCGCGACATCGAAGCCGAGTTCTGAGCCTATGAATGGTCCCTCGCGCATGATGGTCGACTGGTCCCGCGTCATGGAGGAGACGCGGCGCGAGGGATATACGCTGTCGGAGATCGCGCAGTTCACGACGATCTCTCGCTCCAATCTCACGACCTACCAGTACCACGGCATGGAGCCGCGCCACTGGTACGGCGTGCAACTGCTGCGCCTCTGGGCTCAGGTGACAGGCAAACAGGCTGACGATCCGCCTCTGATCCCGCGCCCGCTGTCCGCTGCCGACTTCCGCTGACAGCCAAGATTCCGACCTTCCCGACGGCCAATACTCGCCTCCATTCCCACGGAGGCATTCGATGGCAACCCGTTCGTACAAAACCCAAACGCCGGGCGCACCGGCCGATCCCGCAACCAATCCCGACGCAACGCAGATCGCAGGCATGGGCGACGACGATGTGACGATCGACGTCAGTGGCCGCGATGTGCCGATGAATGACATCGTGCGCAGCGCCTACGAGACGTCCGCGTATTCGGCTGAGGCGTGGAACGCGCTGGACGGGCACGAGCGCGACGAGCTGATCGCCGCCAAGCGCAAGGAACTCGCGCAGCAGTTCCGTGACCTGGGCGACGATGCATTGCCCGATCAGGCCGAAGTGCAGCGCCGTGCGCGCGCCGCAGTCGAGCAGCGCCGCCGTGCGCGCAAAGCCATCGAGGCGGGCGCCGATCCGGTCGAGACGCTACCGCACTCCAGCGAGCTTGACCCGGATGAGATCGCCGCACCGACGCTGTGCCGCGATGGCTGGCTCGTGCCGACGCCCAAGCAGCCGCTCCCGCAGAAGTTCCGTTGAGGTGTGACATGTGCGAACCGGTAACCCTCGGATTGATCGCGGCCGGCATTGGTGCCGCGGGCAGCGTCGCATCGACCGCGCTCGCGCCGAAGTCCTCGCCTGCGACGGCCACGACCACCACGACCGCAAGCTCTGCCGATGCGGCTGATGCGAAGGCCGCGCAGGCCGCGAACGAACAGGCGGCAGCCGACAAGAAGCGGCGCGCAGCGTCGAGCCTCCTGTCGAGCGGCGCATCGACCAGCGGTGCCGCAAGCACCTCGTCGGTGATGGCCTCCGGCAAAACCACTTTGGGCGCGTAAAACATGGACCTCGGGGAACGTCTGCTCAAGCGCCTGGACTCGCTCAAGGCCGATCGTCAGCCGCATGAGACGACGTGGCAAGAGTGCTTCATGTACACCGATCCGGTGCGCGCGTCCGGCCTCAACGGCCCCGCGATGAACGCGTCGGAAATCTCCAGCGCGGTTGCGAAGATCTTCGATTCCACCGCGACGGACGCCACGCGCACGCTGTGCGCTTCGATCATGAGCGGCATGACGCCGCCCAACTCGCTGTGGTTCAAGATGGCCGTGAACGGTGCCGATGACGATGCGCGGCGCTGGCTCGACGAATCGAGCGAGATCCTGTGGGAGAACATTCACAACTCGAACTTCGATGCCGAGGCGTCTGATTGCGTCGCGGATCTGATGGGCGGCTGGTTCGTGCTCTACGTGACCGAGGATCCGATCAACGGCGGCTTCATGTTCGAGCACTGGCCGCTCGCGCAGTGCTACGTCTCGTCGACGCGGCCGGGCGGCAAGTGCGACACCATCTATCGCCCGTATCAGCTCACCGCGGCGCAGGCCGTGAAGGAGTTCAGCAAGCGCGGCGACGATCTGCCCGATGTCATCACGAAGGCCGTCGCCGATGGCAAGGTCGATCAGAAGTTCGATTTCGTCCATTGCATCGAGCCGCGCGACACGTACGTCGTCGGTGCGCTGCGTGCGAAGAACATGCCGATCGCGTCGTATCAACTCTCGTGCGAGGGCAAGAAGGTCGTGCGCGAGTCGGGCTATCAGGAGATGCCCGCGATCGTCGCGCGCTGGAAGCGCATCCCGGCGAGCTTCTATGCCGTCGGCCCAGTGCTCGATGCGCTGCCCGATATCCGCACGCTCAACGACGTGGTGCGGCTCGAATACGCGAATCTCGATCTCGCCGTCTCCGGCATGTATGTCGCCGAGGATGATGGCGTGCTCAATCCGCGCACGGTCAAGCTCGGACCGCGCAAGATCATCGTCGCCAACTCGGTCGACAGCATCAAGCCGCTGCAGCCGGCCACGAACTGGCAACTCGCCGAGGCGCGCATCGAGAAACTGCAAGGCCAGATCCGTAAAACGCTGATGGCCGATCAGTTGCAGCCGCAGGACGGCCCGCAGATGACGGCCACAGAGGTGCATGTGCGCGTCGACCTGATCCGCCAATTGCTCGGGCCGATCTATGGCCGGTTGCAAGCCGAATACCTGCAGCCGCTGATCGTGCGCTGCTTCGGCCTCGCATACCGCGCAGGCGTGTTCTCGCAGCCGCCTGACTCGCTCGGCGGCCGCGAATTCTCGGTGCAGTACCAATCGCCGCTGGCACGCGCGCAAAAGCTCGAGGAAGTCTCCGCGATCGAGCGCCTGATGGGCGATCTCACCGTGATGGCGCAGGTCGACCCGAGCGTGATCGACACCGTCGACACCGACGAGGCAGCGCGTGCGACAGGGCAGGGTCTGGGCGTGCCGGATCGCATCCTGCGCACGACGGCTGAGCTCGCCGAGTATCGGAAGAAGAAGCAGGCCGCGCAGGCGCAGCAGGCGCAGGCGCAGATGGGCATGGAAGTGCAGGGCGATGTCATGAAGTCCATGGGATCGGCCGCAGCTAATCGCATGGCGGCGCAGTCATGAAGGCGAAGATTCCCGGCGCCGCGCCGCAATCCGCGCAGCCGCAGGACTATCAGATCCTGTTCGAAAGCCCGGCCGGTCAGCTCGTGCTCGAAGACCTCGCGCAACGCTTCTGCGGGCGCGTCTATGTTCCCGGTGGCCACGATGGAGAGCGCGAGACGTGCTTTCGCTCGGGCCGCCGCGAAGTTGTCGAATTCATTCTCAGGCAAATCAACCGCGCCAACGGCGCAGAACCCACCACGGAAGAGGAGTAATCACATGGCAGGCTCATCGACTCTCGGCGGCTCCGGCTGGACCGCAAACCCGACGCCCGACACGCGCTTTCCGAAGAACGTTTCTGTCGCGGCTGTGCCGGGCAAGCCCGATGACGGCGTCGGCACGAATGGTGATCTCGTGATCGATCCCACGGGCCGCAAGATCTACGAGAAGACGTCAGGCGCTTGGTCGGCCGGCACGTCGTACTGATTCCATAACGGCGTGGCGTAGACGAGGAGTGGCCGATGTCTCTCGCGAATCTTGGCGCAAATGGATGGCAAGTCGGCGATATCAAATCGCTTGAGATGAGAGCTTCGTCGAGCGCGGTGCAGTGGCGCTCGAATGGCGGGGTGTGGACTGACCTGATGCCGCTTACCTCGCTCGGCGCGTCGTCATCCTTCTGGGGGGTGAATGGGCATCTCACATGGAATTGGACGCCGAACGCCCTCGGTTATCTGAAAGCCAATTGGGCGTTCGCGTGTCTGCGGATGCTCGAACTCGGTTGCCGCATCTATCGGAACGGGTATGGGTTCTCGGAGGATGCTTCCGGTGTGGTGACCGCATCGGATGGCAACACCTTCGTCGACTTCATCACGAACTTCGCGCAGCCGTGCGGCATCAAGGTGGCGCCGGTTCTGCTGATGACGTATTACCACGCCTCGATCACCAACGAAGCGACCGCATATACGTTCGGCTTCTCGCATGGGGCTGAGGCCGCGACCAAGCTGAAAGGCTTGGTGCCCTACTACGAAATGGCGAACGAGCTTGAAACGTGGTCGATCACCGGTCGCGGGAATTGGCGCGGCGACTACGACATCGCCAAGTTCCGAATCAGCCGCGGCTTGCTGCGCGGTACGGTTGCCGGTATCCGCTCGGTCGATCCGGTCACGCCGATCATGGGCGGCAATGGCACCTGGATGCATACCGCGTTCTACAAGAACCTGTTGATCGGCATGGAGCCGGATGGCACGACCGGATATCCGCTGCTCGATTGGGACATCACCGGCTGGCACTGGTACGACAGCAACTATCCCGGCAACGACGACATTGAGAACGCCACGGCGCAAGGCAACTACAACACCATCGCCGAAATCGCCAGTTGGGGAAAGCCGATTTACATCAACGAATGCGGCTGTCAGTGGGACAGCTATTCGAACAGCGAGTCAGCAGTTCAGACTGCGTTCGCCGCCCGCTTGGCTAAGTTCTGGAGCATTCGCAACACGTACAACATCGTGCACGTCGCGCCGTATCAGTTGTTCGATGCGGCGAGCGCAGGCACGGCGGGCACGGCGCGGGAAATGAACTTCGGCATGCTGTCGAGCGACGGCGCGACGAAGAAAGCGCGCTACACCGACTTTATGAATTTCATCAAGCTGCACCAAGTAGTCTGATTTTCAACTAGCGAGGAGAGAGAACGATGTATTTGCTGAGGAAACGATATGCGCTCATGGACGAGACTGCAGGCGCGGGTGGCGGCGGTGCGCCGGCAGGCGGTGATGGCGGGGCGGTTGCGGCTGCAAGCGCTCCGGCTGCTGCGGCCACGACATCCGCATCTGCTGCCGTACCTGCCGCTGCTGCGCCGTCAGCGCTGGCGAGTGCGGGTGCTGACCCGGCCGCAGGTACGCCGCCGACCGACTTCATCCCGGAGAAATACCGCGTCCTGAAGGATGACGGCTCGTTCGACATGGACGCGTCCGCGCGCAAGCTGGCTGAGGCGCACGGCAATCTCACGAAACGCATGATCGATGGTGGCGCACCGCCTGCGGCTCCGACCGATTACACCGTCACCGTGCCCGAGACGCTGAAGGAAACGATCGGCGACATGTCTGGCGACAAGCTGTTCACGCAGTTCCGCGATGACATGCACGGCCTCGGTCTGACGCAGAAGCAGTTCGACGGTGTGATGTCGCGTTACTTCGCGCTCGCGCCGCAACTCGCGAGCGGTGGCGTGCAGGTATCTGCGGAGCAAGCGACCGAGCAACTGCGCGCGACGTGGAAGGATGACGCCGAGTTCAAGAAGAACGTCGGGCTCTCGTACAACGCGGCGAGCAAAGTCGCAGAAGCAGCCGGCCTGACCTATGACGACATCGAGAAAGCCGGTCTCGGCAACAACCCGACGTTCATCCGCCTGATGGCCGCGATCGGTCCGGAGTTCAGCGAAGACTCGTTGCCGAACGAAGCGCGTGCCGCTGGCTTCGCGTCCGACGACGAGATCAAGCAGCTCATGATGTCGGAGGCCAACACCAACACTAAGCATCCGCAGCACAAGGCGACCCGCGCGCGCATCGACGCGTACTACGCGCGTAAGTACGGCACCGCGCCCGTCGCATAAACCAGTCTCCTCGCAGGCCTTTATAGCCCGCCTCGTGCGGGCTTTTTTTCGTCTGTGCGTACAAGATTCCGACCACGCGCCACGCCGATGATCGCTGTCATTCGGCCCGCAGTGGCGCGCGGAACACCCGATAAGCCCGATGCCTCACGTTCGCCGACGTGAGGGCGTATGACAGGCCCGCGTCGCGGAACACCCTGGAATGGCGACAAGACCACATCGCAAATTTTCGGGAGTCGATAAATGAACGACACGATCAACGCAGCATTCGTCCAGCAGTTCGCGGACGGTTACATGATGGTGGCGCAGCAGAAGGAATCGCGCCTGCAAGCAACCATCACCGACATCGGTGGCGTCACCGGCACGAGCTTCACCGCGAACAACATGGGCGCGACGCAGGCTGTGCAGGTCACGAACCGACTGGGCGATACGGAATGGCAGGACAACCCGAACGACACGCGCGTCGCGATGATGACGGATTGGGACTGGTCCACGCCGGTCGACAAGTTCGACGTGCCGAAGCTCAAGGCCAACCCGCAAGGCACCTACACGCAGAACGGCGTGGCCGCGCTGAATCGCGCGAAGGATGCCGTGATCTACAGCGCATTGCTCGGGACGTCGCTGGCTCGCGCAGCAGAAGCAACGCCGTACACCTCGATCGCGCTGCCCTCGTCGCAGAAGATCGTCGACGGCGGCACGGGCATGACGAAGGCGAAGCTGATCACCGCGAAGAAGCTGTTCCGCAAGGCTGAAGCCGATGAGCAGAACGGTGAAGAGCTGTTCATGCTGTACGACGCTGAAATGCTCGAAGACATCCTGAGCGACACCACGCTCACGAGCGCCGACTTCATGGCCGTGCAGATGCTGCAAGACGGCAAGCTGTCGGGCAAGTGGCTCGGCTTCAACTGGGTGCCGTACGAAGCGCTGAAGACGGTGAGCACGGTCAAGACGACCGTCGCGTATTCGAAGTCCTCGACGCAGTTCGGCACCGGCCTGAATCGCGAGATCGACATCGGCCCGCGCCGCGACAAGCGCCTCGCCACGCAGATCTACATCGCGGAGTCGTACGGCTCGGTGCGCGTGCAGGAAAACAAGGTCGTCACGATCGACTACCAGTTCTAAGCGACTGGCTCACTCAACGAACTCAGGAGCACAGAAATGGCAGAAGCAAATTCGATTCAGATGGCGAAGCTGGCCGCGACGCCCGGCAGCAAGCTGCAGGCGAACGAGCGCAACGGCCGCTCGCGCATCATGTTCGGCCAGATCAACTCGATCAGCGGTGCGATCGCCGACACGATCTATTTCGGCCGCATCCCGCAGGGCGCGCGCATCACGGGCGTGTGGCTGAACAACGCGGCCGGCACCGCGTCGAGCACGCTGGCGCTGTCGCTGCGTCGCACCGATACGAAGGCCGCGATCTCCGGCACGATCACCGCGGCGGCAGCGATCAACGCGGCGCAGAAGGTCGACGGTCTGACTGGCACGCTGACGAACGCCGGCCAGTCGTACATCACGCCGACCGAGGTCGATGTCGTCGGCACGATCGCAGGCGCTGCGACGCCGGGCGGCGGCCAGTTGATCTCGGTCACGATCGACTACGTCATCGACTAATCCGGCGCGTGCCCGGCTAGGTCGTTTTGCTGAACATGCCGGGGGCTCGCGCCTCCGGCATTTTTGTTTGAGGCACCCATGACAAGCAGCGTATCCATCTGCTCGAACGCATTGATCCGACTCGGCGATAAGCCGATTTCGTCTTTTGAGGACGGCACCGACGCGGCAAACGCGTGCGCCAACCTCTATCCGACCGTGCGCGATGCGATGCTGCGTGCGCATCCGTGGAACTGCGCGACCAAGCGCGTGGTGCTCGCGCCGCTCACTGCCGTGCCCGCGTTCGACTATGCCTATCAGTACCAGTTGCCGTCGGACTGGCTGCGCACGATTCAGGTCGGCGCGCGGGACTGCGCACTCGATTTCACGATGGAGGGACAGCGAATCCTGTGCGACGCGAACTCGTTGCCGCTCGTCTACGTCTTCCACAACACGATCGAGTCCACGTGGGATGACACGCTCGTCGACATCGTGACCGCGAAGATGGCTTCGGTGCTCGCGTATCCGATCACGCAGTCGGCCTCGATGCAGCAGAGCATGGAGGCGCAGTTCCAACTCTCGTTCAAGCAGGCGAAGGCCGCGAACGGGCAGGACGATCGCGACGAGACGCTCGGCGACTTCCCGCTGCTCGCGAACCGGCTGAACGGCTGGCGCAGTGTTCCGGGGCGTTGAACATGCCGAAACTCACGATCATCCAAACGAGCCTGAATGCTGGCGAGCTGTCGCCGGATCTGATCGGCCACGTCGACATCGACCGGTACGCGAACGGCGTTCAGACGATGCTCAACGCGGTGCCGCAAGTCGCGGGCGGATCGAAGCGCCGCGCGGGCTCGCGCATCATCGCGCCGGCGAAGTATGGCGATCGCACCACGCGCCTCGTGCCGTTCGTGTTCAACAAGAGCCAGGCCTACGTGCTGGAGATGGGCGACTCGTACGCGCGCTTCTTCACCGTGAGCGGCCAGATCGTCAGCGGCGGAGTGCCGATCGAGATCGCAACGCCGTGGGCGCAGGACGCGGTGTTCAGCGTCGAGTATGCGCAGGGCGCGGACACGATGTTCCTCGCGCATCCGTCGGTCCCGATCAAGCGGATCGTGCGCCTCACGGCTTCGGCGTGGGCGATCGATGACGCGCCGTTCGATCCCGCTCCGCTCGACGAGATCGGCTTTCGGCCGCAGACGACCGTGACCCTTTCCGCCACGGGCATCGGATCGGCGACGGCCACGGCGGGCGCGACGACGTTCCTGTCCAGCGACGTCGGGCGCAACATCGTCGCCGCCACGGGCCGCGCGAAGATCACGAGCATTTCGAGCAGCACGGTCGCGAACGTGACGATCGAATCCGCCTTCTCGCAGACGGTCTATCCCGCCAATCAGTGGAAGCTCGATCAGTCGCCGCGCGCGCCGATCACGCCGTCGAACACCGGTCCCGAGAACGGCGCGATCACGCTGGTGATTGACGGTCCCGCGATCGCCGTCGCGACTGTCTCGCTCACCGGCACCACGATGACGCTCACGACGGTTGATCCGCACGGGCTTGCCGTGAGCGACACGATCGTCCTGTCCGGCTTCGAATCGTCAGGGCTCGACGGCGTCTACGGCGTGAAGACGGTTCCGAACTCCACGCAGATCACCTTCGACTTCTTCGGCTCGCTTCTGACGGGCGGGTCCGTCGGCACGATGTACAAATACGGCGCCGGAAATGCGTTCCGCTCGAGCGACGTCGGCAGCTACGTCGACATGAACGGCGGCCTCGTGCTCATCACTCAGGTGGTGAACGGCTCGCGCGCGTATGGTCAGATCGCCAAGACGCTGACGGGCACAGTTACCGCGCCGGCCGATAGCTGGTCGATCAAGTCTTTCGCATGGAACTCGGTCGACGGGTATCCGCGCGCGGTCAGCCTGTACCAGCAGCGTCTGTACGCCGCGGGATCGGACAATTTTCCAGACACGATCTGGGCGAGCGGCACCGGGCTTTACTTCGATTTCACGCCGGGCACCGACGACGCCGATGCATTCTCTTACGCGGCATCGTCCGATCAGGTCAATCAGATCGAGCATCTCGCATCGTCGCGCATCCTCACGGTGCTCACGCAGGGCGAGGAGTTCACCGTCGACGGCGGCAACGGCGCGGGCGTGACGCCCACCAATATCAGCATCAAGAGCCAGTCCATATTCGGGTGCTCGCAGTCGCGCCCGGTGCGCGTCGCGAACGAGCTGATCTACGCGCAGCGCGCCGGCAAAAAGATCCGCTCGATGGCGTACGACTTCAATACAGACGCGTTCCGCTCGCAGAACCTGACGCGTCTCGCGGCGCACATCACCGGGCCCGGCATCGTCGACATGGCGTTCCAGGCAGAGCCGAATCCCGTCGTCTGGATGGTGCGCAGCGACGGCGTGCTGGTGAGCCTGACGTATGACCGTGACGACAACGTCTGCGGCTTCGCGCGGCATACGACGGACGGGTTCTATAAGTCGGTCGCGGTGATTCCGGGCGATGACGAAGACATCGTTTTCGTGGTCGTTCAGCGCACGGTGAACGGCGCCACAGTCCAATACATCGAGCAATTCGATCAGGATGTCATGACGGACGCGGCGATCGTCGGCAACAGCACGGGGTCACAGTCGGTCTGGAACGGGTTCGACCTCATCGAGGGGAAGACCTGCGACGTCAAGGCCGATGGCGTCTACATGGGTCAGATCAAGGTCGTAGGAGGTTCAATCACGCTGCCGCGCACGGCGACGAGCATCGAAGTCGGCCTGCACTATGACAGCGAGATCGGCCTGCTTCCCCCGAACGTATCGGGCGGCATCACGACATCGCAGGGCAATCAGGTGCGCAGCGGAGACGCGATCGTGCGCGTGCTCGGCTCCATCAATCTGCTCGTCGACAATCAGCGCATCGCGTTTCGCGAGTTCGGTTCCAACCTGCTCGATGAGGCTCCGCAGCCTTTCACCGGCGACAAGGAGATCTCGCGCTTCGGGTGGGACAAGACGTCGGCGATCACGCTCAAACAGGACCAGCCATACCAGTGGCACATCCTTGCATTCATCCGTCATTTCACGGTCAATAACGGGTAATCCAATGATCAGACACGCAACCCGCGATGATCTGCCGGCGCTCGTCGAGCTCGGGCGCGCGATGGCGTCGGAGTCGCCGCGCTATCGTCGACTGACGTATTCGGGGCACAAGGTCGGCACGCTGCTCGGCAACATGATCGACAGCCCTGACGGCTTCGTGATGCTCGCCGCGCTCGGCGGCGAAATCGTCGGCGTGATGGCCGCGTTCGTCTCCGAGCACTGGATGTCAGACGATCGCATGTCGAGCGACTTCGGTCTGTTCATCCTGCCCGAGTACCGCGGCGGCACCTCGGCGATGCGCATGGCGCGCGCGTATATCCAGTGGGCGCAATCGCGCGGCGCGGTCGACATCTCGCTCGGCATCTCCACCGACGTCAATTCGGATCAGACGGCGCGCTTTTATCGCGCGCTCGGTCTGGTGCCGGCCGGTTTTCTTTTTCTCTTCGAGGTTCCACATGTGTGATCCGACGACCGCGGGGCTGATGATCGGCTCGACCGCGATGAGCGCGACCGGCTCCGTGATGCAGGGCAACGCGACGCGCAATGCGTCTTATGCGCAGGCCGCACAGGAAGATGCGCAGGCCCTCAGCGTGCAGCAGCAGGGCTACCAGCAGGCGAAGCGCATCCGCACGCAGGGCGCGAGCAACGAGAGCAGCGCGACCGCATCGCTCGCCGCATCGGGCGTGAATGTCGCATCCGGTACCGCGAACGATGTGCGCACGAAGATCGTCCAGAACTCGGAGCAAGACGCGCTCAATACGATCCTGAGTTCCGACACGAAAGCGACCAGTCTGCGCACGCAGGCGACGCTGGACCGTTCGAGCGGCGATGACGCGGCGCGCGCGGGGCAGATCGGCGCGTTGACGTCGGTCTTGCGCGGCGCTTCCTCGATGACCACGAAATACGGCTGGAAGACGGCCGCGACCACGCAGAGCAAATAACATGGCACGCATCCCACTCGGCAATCAGGGCGAAGTCGTTGCGCAGACCGCGCCCGACGTTCAATTCCGGCCGTCGGCATTCGGCGCGCAGACCGGGCAGGCCGTCGAGCAAGCCGGCGCGCAGGGGCAGCAGATCGCGGCGAATCTCTACCAGCAGAAGCAGCAGCTCGACGACGACCTGCAGCGCACGAGCGCGGCGGTCGCGTATCAGCAGCACCAGACCGACGTGCAGCTTGCCGTGAAGGATGCGGGCGACAAGCTCCAGGCGGGCGAATACGATCAGGTCGGCTACGTAGCGGCGGTCAACGACGCAAAGCAGCAGTCCTACGACGCGACGATCGGTGCGCTCCCCGATAACCACTACAAGCGCGTCACGCAGATTCAGGCGCAAGGGCTGAACCGCACCGTCGATCTCAGCACGCAGGCCGCGCTGATGAAGAACACGCAGCAGCAGATCGCGACGAACGTCGGATCGATGCTGGACACGGGCGGCAAGAGCATCGCGCTGAATCCCGGCACGATCAACGAGCAGGTCGCGAGCGTCGGCAATGCGTATCTGAGCGCTGCGCCGAGCGCGGGCATTCCTCCGGCTGCCGCGCAGAAGACTGTCACCGACTGGTCGAACAAACAGTACTTCGATCACGCGAACACCGCGATCATCCAGGCGCGCGCGTCGGGCGACGTGGGCGCGCTCTCCGCTGTCGAGCGTGCGCTGACTGCGTCCGATGGGTTCTATGCCGGCAAGATGACGCCCGAGCAGCGCAATCAGGCGCTGTCCTCTGTGGTGTCGCAGCGCCTGACGCTGGAGAACCAGCAGGCATCGGCCGATCAGGCGCGCGAGACGCAGGCGGTCACGGCCTATAACCAAGCGTCCGACCTGCTCAATTCGGGCAAGCAGTTCAGCCCGGCATACATCCAGCAGCTGACCGATGCGACCACCGGAACCGCGGCGGCAGCCGACACGCAGCGCCTGATCGCGGCAGCGGGGCAGAACGCGGGATTCTCCAGCCTGTCTCTCCCGGCGATGCGCACGGCGATCCAGAAAGACCAGTCGGACGCGAACACGCCGGGCGTCGGCACCGATCCGCTCACAGCCAAGGCGGTGCACGCACGGCAGCAGATTTACGATGCGAGCGTCGAGGCATACAAGAAAGACCCGTGGAACGCGGCGCTCGATCGCGGCGTCATCCAGCAAATCCCGCCGCTCGACACATCTAGCATCCCGAATCTGCTCACCTCGATCCAAGGGCGCTCGGCGGCGGCTGGCCTGATCGATCAGCAGGCGGGCCGGCGCGTCTCGCTCTTCACGCCCGACGAAGCGAGCAAGGTGCTCGACACGATCAATTCGCTGTCCACCGATGCGAAGGCGCAGGTGCTCACGCAGATCGGCGCGGCCTCCAACAACGCGGCGCGCATCAATGATCTGGCCGACCAGTGGAAGGAAAAGAATCCGTCGGTCGCGCTCGCGCTGAAAGCGGGCTCGGCGGGCGGCGACGGTCAGCCGCTGATGACGACGAAGGGCAGGCCGGTCGCGAGCTACATCCTCGACGGGCAGCAGGCCATCGTCGACAAGACGGTGAAGATCGACGAGGCCGCGGGCACCGGCATGCGCGCGACGATCGCCAATCAGATCAATGGCACGCTGCCGCCGAATCAGGAACAGGATGCGAAGGAATCGGCCTATTTCATTGCGATCTCGAACGCGCACCGCAATGGCCGCGAGCAGCCGAACAAGGAAGACGTGCAAGGCGGCATCGACACAGCGACGGGCGGCATCTCGAACACGGGCGGCACGCTGCCGAGCGGCAAGCCGAAACAGGTCGCGCGCCCGTATGGCTGGAGCGATGACGAGTTTCAGGGCAGCGTCAAGACGGCCGGCGCGGGCAACATCGAGAACCAGATCGACGGCAAGCCGATCGACACCGTATATGCGAACGGCAAGCCCATCGCTGCCGGCGACTTCATGTCGAAGTTCCCGAGCTATCAGCTCATGCGCGTCGGCGTGCGCGGCACCTATGCGGTAGTGACCGGCTCGAAGTTCGTCACCGATCAGAGCGGCGCGCCCGTCACGATCCACCTGAACCGAGCGCAGAAGCCGCAACAGGCAGCCGCGCCCGTTGCTGCCGCGAGCACATCCACCGTCGACAACCCGTTCTGACCATGCCCCTCGATCCTCTCTATTCCGACAGCACGTCGGACTTCCTGACCGGCCAGAATCAGGCGAACGTGCCGGAGCCGACCGCGCCGGGCCCGAGCACGTCGCTCTCGTCCATCGCGCGCGCGGTCGGGCGCGGCGTTGGGCAGGGCGGCGCACAGCTTTTCGGCGCTGCCGCCGACACCGCATCGGGCCTGAGTCAAATCTACTCAGATCCCGATCAGGCTCTGCTCAATCCTTCTTTGCAGGAATCTGACGATCAGCGCATCAACAAGGCGATCGCACTCGGCAAGGCCGGGCACCTGTTCGAGTCGCGCGCGGGCACGGCGGCCTATGACTTCGCCGCGACGCTGAAGCCCGATCCGACGAACTCGACGGCCATCGATCAGGTCGTGCAGGGCGCGGTGGCAGGGCTCACGCAGATCGTTCCGGCTGCGGTGCTTGGCGGTCCGCTTGCCGGCGCGGCAGTCGGCGGCGGATCGATCGGTCTGGGGCGCGCCGAAGACCTGAAGCGTGAGGGCGTAGACGTCGGCACGCGTACGGCAGTGGGGGCGGTCGAAGGCACCCTCGGCGGTCTCGGCGCGGTGCTTCCGGTCGGTGGATCGACGCTCGCGCGCACGGCCGCGCTCGTCGCGGTGGGCGGTCCCGGCATGGCAGTCGTGCAGGGGGCGGCAGAGAAGGCCATCCTGAAGAACGCGAATTACGACCACCTCGCCGATCAGATCGACCCGCTCGACCCTGTCAATCTCGCGGCGTCGACGGTCGTCGCTGGCGTCTTCGGTGGCGTGCATCTCGCAGGCACGGCGCGCGCGGCGCGCGCAGCGGATGCGGCAGCAAAGCCCGCGACGCCGAGCGCCGCACCATCGGTGCCGATCACGCAGATGAGCGTCGAGGCGCGCAAGGCGCTCCCGTTCAACTCGCCATCGCTCGACGCCTACGCGCAGCAAGCCGCGCAAGCCGCAGGCGTGCCGCCCGAGATGCTTCTGTTCATCAAGAACCGCGGCGAGCGCTCGAACAGCAATCAGACGAGCCCGGCCGGCGCGAAAGGCGTGATGCAGTTCATGCCCGACACGTTCAAGCAGTTCGGCAAGGGCGATGCGACTGACCCGGTGAACTCGATCGATGCGGCGGCGAACTATGCCGCCGATCTCCTCAAGCGCTATAACGGCGACGTGCGCGCGGCGATCACCGAGTACAACGGCGGCGTAAAGCAGGCGCAGGCCGTGCACGCGGGCGGCAAGCCGACCGATCCGGAGACGATTGCCTACCTGAAGCGCTTCGACGAATTCGCGGCGAATCACCAGATCACGAATGCGACGTTCGATCCGACGCCGGCGCAGACGGATGCGGCGCTCCTGGCACACGGGCAGCGCGTTGTCGACGAGGCGCACATCGGCCCGGTCGATGACGTGGCGAGCATGGCGATGCACCAGGACGCCTTCGAGCTCGCCGCGCGTCAGATGGACAACGGCGAGCCGGTCGACGTTTCGAGCGTTCTGCCGGGTGGCTTCAATGACGACGTTCTGGCGACGTATTCGCGGCTTATCGAAAAGGCGCGACGAGCCGATGAAGCAGCGCAGCCCTTCAAGGCGGATCAGAAAAGCATCGTCCCCGAGCGCGACTCGCTAATGACCGCGGTGGCAAAGCTCGGCGGCGTCGACCGCGACGAACTGGTCGGGGCGCTTGGTCGTGCGGCGGTCGAAATGCAGGGCGGACATGGCATCATGCGAGCGGCAAAGCGCGGCGGGATGAGCGTCGATGAGATGGCGCAGGCGCTGCACGAGCGCGGCTATCTCCGCTCAGACGACCCGCATAATGAACTTCTCGACAAGATGGACGAGGGTTTCAACGGCATCGACCATTTCACCGCAGAAGCGGAGCATGCAAATCGCTTGCGCGCGGACGCTGAAGATCACTATCAGCGTCTGCTCGATCAGGCCAACGAGGTGATTAATCGCCTCCCGGAGCATCACAAACAACTAGTCAATGAGGAGCACGCAAATGGCCCGCTCAGCCTCGAAGAAGAACGGCAGCTCGCCGAGCACTACGCACAACTCGCCGAAATCTCCCACGGCGAACGAGAGTACTTCGGGCATGACGCCCAGGGTCGAAGCATGGCTCAAGAAGGTGGCGCACATGACGGAGGCGGAGCAGCGCACGGCTACACAGGCGCTGGTGCTGATGAGCCAGCATTCTCGCGCGAGCCGGGGTCGGACGACCACCTAGAAGGGCCGGCCGCATCTCCTGTCGAGCGCAATGTGCGCGCAGAAGCCGCGGCGCATCCGGACACTGTCGTGCATGTGGACCTGAATGCGGGCGATCACGAAGGGCGCATCGCTGACGTCCTGCGCGCGATCGACGAAGAACACCAGAACACGCTGCAAGACGCCGGGCTGCTGTCCGTAGCGGCAGATTGCTTCATCTCATTCGGGGAGTGACATGCGCGACAAGTGCATTCAGGCAGTAACGGCGGCGGCCGGGCGCGCGCTGACGAAGGCAGAGATCGACGGCATCGAGAACCGTGTTCGCGCGGGCATGCGCTCAGTCGCCGCGCAGGACATCGATGCGTGGCGCGGCATGACGCAGGCCGAGCGCACCGCAGCCGGCGCAGACTTCGCGCGCCAGCAACTGGAGCACGAAGCCGAGTTGGCGAAGCAGCGCAAGATCCTGCAAGTCGCCAAGCAGATCGAGACGACCGACCGCGTGAACGAGCGGCTCTATGCCGATCCGGAGAAGGCGCACGCGAAGCGCGCCCGCGAGAAGGCGGTGAAATCCGATATCGAAGAGACGTACACGCAGATCGGTGCGCTGAAGGCCGATTACATGCGCGGCACGCTCGGCGCGATCGACGCCATGAAGCACGGCCAGAACTTCATCGCGCGCGCGTTTGACGTCGACAACCCCGCGATGGAGCGCGACATCATCCGCGAGATCTATCGCGGCGCCGACGGCTCGACCGGCAACGACGTTGCGAAGGCTGCCGCCACGCAAATCAGCAAGACGACCGACGCGATGCGCACGCGGTTCAACAGCGCGGGCGGCAATGTCGGCGAGCTCGACTACGGCTACGTGCCGATCCGTCATAGCCAGTCGAAGGTGCTCGGCGACGGCTCCGACGCGCAGCGCGCCGCGTGGGCAGATACCGTGATGCCGCTGCTCGATCGCTCGCGCTACCTCGACGACAGCGGCAATCAGATGGGCGACGCCGAGCTGCGCCGCGTGCTCACCGGCGACGATCGCGTGCCGTGGGAGCAGGCGAACGCCACCGCACGCGGGCAGGGCGTCGCGCCGCGCACGCAAGGCGTCTGGGACACGATCGCCTACGGCGGCGTCAACAAGATCACGCCGGGCGAGACGACGGGAACAGGCGGGCGCGCGAACGCCGGATCTCAGCATCGCGTGCTGCACTTCGCCGACGCCGACGCACACATGGCCTACAACGCGAAGTTCGGCGAGGGCTCGCTGCTCGATGCGCTGAACGATCACATCACCGGCATGGCGAAGAACATCACGCTCACCGAGCGCTACGGCCCGAATCCGACGCGCAACATGCAGACGCAGATGCAGATGACGGCCGTGCACGACAACACCGAATTGCGCACGCTCGAAGGCGGCATGACGTCGATCGGCGCGTATTGGAACTACGTGAACGGCACGACGAACACGCCCGTCAATCCGGCGATGGCTCACCAGTTTCAGACCATCCGCACGACCGTCAGCGCGATCAAACTGCAGGGCACGCTGCTCGCCGCGCTCGGCGACGTCGGCACACTGTTCGTCACGGCCGGCTACAACAAGGTGCCGTTCTTCAAGACGCTCGGCACTGCCGCGCGCCTCGCCGCGCCGGGCAGCAAGGATTTCCGCGACTGGCTGTCCTCGCAGGGGCTGATCGCCGAGCAGCTTGAGCACGGCCTGAACCGGTGGGGGACGGACAACCTGTCGACCACCTGGGCGAGCAACCTATCGGCCGCGACGATGAAGTTCGGCGGCGTCACCGGCTGGACCGATGCGACGCGCACCGCGTTTCAGGCGCAGATGATGAAGGGTCTCGGCGCGATGGCAGATACGAAATGGGGAGACCTGACCGAATGGGACCGCCGCTCGCTCGGGCGCTCGGGCATCACGGAATCCGATTGGAACGTCATCAACACCGCGAAGCCGGGCGAGTATGCCGGCAGCAAGTATCTGACGCCCGACGCGATCTACGGTACCGGCCACGCCGACGCCGCGAGCATCGTGCCGAAGGTGCTCGGCATGATCCGCGAGGAAGGTGAGTATGCGGTGCTGAACCCCGATCTCGCGACAAAGGTCATCACGTCGGCGACGCCCGGCACATGGGGCGGTGAGCTGCGAAAGACGTTCATGCAATTTAAAGCTTTTCCCATCGCGATGATGACGCGGCATTGGGGGCGCCTCGCGGACATGCAGCGCTCGGGAGACTTCCGTGTCGAGGGTGCGCCGACGCTCGCCAATCCGCTCGCCTATGGCGCGGCGCTCGTGCTGAGCACCACGCTGATGGGCGCGGTGTCGAATCAGATCAAGGATCTGCTCTATGGCAAAGATCCGGAGGCGATGTGGGGCGATCCGAAGCAGTCGGCACTGTTCTGGACGCGGGCATTTCTGAAGGGCGGCGGCGCAGGCTTCGCGGGCGACATGCTCAATTCCGCGCTGACGTCGCGCGACTATGGCTCGGCGATCGGCTCCATCGTCGGCGGCCCGGTCGGCTCGGTGCTGTTCGACCCGCTGCACATCGCCTATCAGAACGCGACGGACGCGGCGAACGGGAAAGATACGCACGTCGCGGCCGATATGCTCAAGTTCGCCCAGAACAACACGCCGCTGATTAATCTCTGGTATTGGCGCACCGTCTGGAACCGGCTGATTTTCGATAACATCGCGGAGAACCTTTCGCCCGGCGTAACGCAGCGCAACGCCAACCGGTCGAATAAGCAGTACGGCAACGAGTTTTACTGGCAGCCCGGCAGCACGACGCCTGATCGCGCACCGGATCTCTCTCACGCCTTCGGGGGGTAGTGATGCGAACGGATCAATACGAAAAGCTGCAGGCGCTGTCCGAGCGCCTCACAGACGTCTTTCTCGACGAGGCCGATCCGGAGAAATGGCCGGGCGCAGGCATCGATCTGCAGACGATGGACAAGACCACGCGCGGCGACCGCTACTGGTCGAAGAAGAATGCCGCGGCGACCGTGATGCTGATCGGCCGTGTCGAGGGCCTCGTCGGCTCGATCCAGCGCGCGAGCAACGTGGGCGACGGCGCGAACGCTGTGCACGAGACCGAGGACGAGCTGGACGCGGAGATCGCCGCCGCCGAGAAGGAGGCCGCGCGGTTGCTGAATCAGGCGCAGCACAGCGCGCGCAAGGCGCAGTTCGACAAGCGCGTCCATGGAAAGGGCTAAGGTCGGGTTCCTCGCCTTCTTCCTGATGTGGGCGAAGGTGCAGGGCTGGAAGGTGCCGTTGCTTCACGTGCGCGTGTGCAACTGGCTGGAGACGTGCGACGACCCGGTGCGCGTGCTCCAGGTGTTTCGCGGCGCGGCCAAGTCCACGATTTACGCAGTGTTCAAGGCATGGTGCCTCTATCGCGACCCGCGCCTGCGCTCGCTCATCTGGTCCGCCGACGGGCCGCTCTCTAAGAAGCTCACCCGCGACGTGATCAACGTCCTGCGCCGGCATCCGCTGTGCGGCGGCATGCTGCCGACGAAGCCGGGTTCGCAGATGTTCTGGGTCAATGGCGCGTCCGATCCGCGTAATGCCAGCATGACGGCAGTCGGCGTCGACCAGAACGTGACGTCGGCGCGCGCGGACAGCATCGACTATGACGACGTCGAGGTGCCGAAGAACATCAAGACGCCCGAGGCGCGCGAGAACCTGCGCCTGAAAATTCAGGAGGCGACGTTCATTCTTGTGCCGGGCGGGCAGGAAACGTACATCGGCACGCCGCACACTCACGACTCCATCTATCCCGAGCTGATCTCCGCTGGCGCCGCTTCGCTCAAGATTCCGTTGTTCGAATCCTCGATTCGCTACGAGGACACGAGCGGCGAGACGCGCTATCGCTTCCCCTTCACGCCGGGCGACGATGGCCTGTACGTGATGACGGGCATCTATAAGCACGCGCGGCTGTTGAAGGAGGGCACCGATTATCGCGTCGAGGGGCAGTTCGTCGTCTTCGCTGCACCGCCCGGTGTTTTGCTCGACATCTACGCGCATTGCGCGTGGCCCGAACGCTTCACGCGGGACGACATTGCGAAGCGCCGCAAGAAGACACGGACGCTAAATTACTGGGACAGCCAGTATCAGCTCGAAGCGAAGCCGATCACGGAATCGCGCCTCGACCCGGAGAAGATGAAGCCCTATCGCGCGGAGCCCGTCATCGAGCGCGCGAACGGCGAAATGCGCATGATGCTCGGCGCGGCGCGCATCATCGGCGCGCGCTGCTATTGGGACTGTGCACTCGGCAAGGTCGGCGGCGACGACTCCGCGCTTTCTCTGATCTTCGACGACACGGGCGGGAATTATTACTGGCAGGTCGCGCAGGCCATGATCGGCGAATACGCTGAGTTCTCCGACGACGACAACGCGCGCATCACGAGCGGTCAGGTGATGCAGGCATGCGACATCATCGAGAAATATCAGGTGCCGCAGATCTACGTGGAAACCAACGGCGTTGGCTCATTCGTGCCGAAGCTGCTGCGCAAAGCGATCAAGCAGCGCCGTCTGCACTGCGCGGTGATGGAGCGCACCGCGAGCGTCAACAAGAACGAAAAGATCCTCGCCGGGCTGGAGCCGCCGCTGAAGTCTGGCGTGATGTGGGCGCACACCGATGTGCTCGATGGCCCGCTCTGGGACCAGATGAAAGACTGGAATCCGATCGTTAAATCGCAGCCTGACGATTATCTCGATAGCGGCGCGAGCGCGATTCTTGAGGCTCCCGTGCGGATCGGGAAGGTGGTGGGCGGCACCGCGCCGGACTCGCCGCGCGGAGACGACTGGAGGCCGTCTGTCAGCGCGCACGAGGCGGAGTTCGAGCTAGAGCGTTAGACAAGATTCCGACCGTCGGCTGGACGAAGAATGCAGCAACTTTCGTTCAGGACCGGCCATGACAGTACCTATCCAAGATCCCATCGTTTCCTACACCGGCAACGGCATCACGACGGTCTACGCCGTCCCGTTCCGCATCCTCGTGGCAGACGATTTGACCGTCTTGCTCGACGGCGCAGCAACGACCGCATACTCCATCAGCGGCTTGGGCGACGACGAGGCTTCTATCACATTCATCGCCGCGCCGGCCTCTGGCGCTCAGGTTCTGATCTATCGCCAAGTCGCGCTCGATCGGCAGATCGACTATCAGTTCAATGGCGACTTCCTCTCGAACACCGTCAATGCAGACTTCGACCGAATCTGGATGGCGCTGCAGGACATCGGCGCTTCTGACTCTCGCGCCTTGAAATTCCCGGTCGAAGAATACGACGCAGACGGCACGCTCCCGGGCGCGGCAACACGCGCGAATAAGGTGCTCGCCTTTGACAGCACCGGACATCAGACGATGGTTCCGATGCCGGCGAGCGTTGGCGCGGGTGATCTGCACACCGACGTCTTCCGCGCAAGCAACGGCGATTTCGTGGCTGGCACGACCACATCGCTCACGCTGTCGCGCGATCCGGGCACGGCCGACAACGTATTCGTGTGGTGGGATGGCGCACCGCAGTTCGACTTCAGCCTGTCTGGCAGCACGATCACATTCACCGAGCCGATCTATCCTGGCACGACAGTCGTGCGCGTGCGCACCGGCACAACGATCTCGGCGCTTGTCCCCGCAGATGGATCGGTCGGAGATGCGCAACTGCAATGGGGCGACGGCCTGCAGCGTTGCTTCTCGTCGATCTCATCGCTTCGTGCAACGCAAGACACTCGTTATCACCTCGCCTTTGTCACTGGCTATTACGCCCCGCGCGATGGCGGCGGCGGCCCGTATATCGTCGACCCCGCAGACACGACGAGCGCGGACAACGGCGGCTCGATCATCGTCGACGGGCTTGGCCGGCGCTGGAAGTTGAACACGCCCCCCGACTGGTATGTCGAGCAGTTCGGGGGCGGTGGCATCGGGGGCGGCGCTGACGATGCGGTCTACATCAATAAGGCCATTGCGGCGTTACCCGATCGCGGGGGCACCGTTCGCCTGATGGGCAAGCAGTACAACATCAGCACGCCCATCCACATCGGCAACGGCGATGGGGGCGCCAACAAGTCGACGAAAAACGGTGTGCGCCTGATCGGCGCGGGCGGTGGATTCGGCACGGCTTCTCCGCCCCCTACGAACATCCAGGCATTCGCCGCTATTGCTGGCGCGATGATTAACATCACGGGCGCGATTAGCGATGTCTATCTTGAAGGCTTCAAGCTCTACGCCAACCTGCAGGCGGAAGGCTGCATTTACCTGACGGCATCTTGCGGCACGCAGATCAGGAATGTGAGCGGCAATCAGTACACGAAGTTCGGCATGTGGTGGCATGGTGGCGCAGCGCCGACAGGCAATTACAACATCAATAACCAAATCAATAACTGCATCTTCGCCAGCACCGCCAACAATCACAGCGGCCTGTTTATGGATGGCGTCGCATCCGTTTTCAATGACACGTGGCTTACTACTTTCGACGCCTGTCGATTCGACACGATGTCAGCCACCGGCTCATATGCTGGCTATTTTGCTTTCGTCGACAGCATTACTTTCACGCGCTGTCACTTCGTCGGCGACAACGTGAGTGGCGTAGGAAAGCCCGGCTCATACGGGGTCTATTTCAATGCCGTGGGAAACAACGATTTCCCTTCCGGCATCAGTTTCGCGCACTGCTCGATTCTTTCGACGTTTGTCAATGAATCGACCGACAAGATGAACATCTGCACGTTCGAAGGCTACGGCACATACGACAACGAAACGATCCCGACGCATCCGAAGTTGATTGGATACACCGATAAGGGCGTTCGATTCAATGGATGGGGTGCGTAAGGGCGGGGCTCAAAAGTGGACGACTCGAAACTAGATGTGCTTGCGGAGCGGCTTAGCGCCGCTCTTGACGACCTGAAGGAAATGAAAGGCAAGGTCGACGCGATGCACGTGATCGGCGCGCGGTTGTCCAGCGTGGAAAAGGATGTGCTCGCGGTTGATCGAAAGGTCGATATCGCGCTGCAGAAATCGGATGCGATGGACAACCTTTTCATGACCCTGAAAGAGGATGTGATCCAGCCGATCAAGGACGACATGATCGTCAACAAGTCCGAGATCGCGAGCAATCGAAAGTGGTGGCGCACGGTCGGCGCGCTGGTTCTCGCGATCCCTGCGCTCACTGCGTGGGCGGGGCTCACGTGGAAGCCTTGGCAATCCGATTTCGACGCGGCAAAGACGAAGCGCGATGAGCAACTCCGGAAGTATTCAGAGGACGTAGGAAAGGAGTTGCAGAGCAATGACCGACGCCTGACGGTCCTCGAATTCAGAGCCAACAACGCTGACGGGAAATCCTCGAAATGAATACTTTTGATATGCCAACGCTCGTCGCGGAGTTGAAGCGAGACGAGGGCGTGCGGCTCAAACCGTACACCGACACGGTCGGCAAACTGACCATCGGCGTCGGCCGAAATCTGACCGATGTCGGTATCTCAGACGACGAGTGCACGAGCCTGCTGCAGAACGACGTCGGGCGCACCGTCGCGGCGCTCGACAAGTCGCTCCCGTGGTGGAGGTCGCTCGATGCAGTGCGCCAGCGCGTGCTGGTCAACATGGCATTCAACCTCGGCATGGCTGGCCTGCTGACGTTCAAGAACACGCTCGCAGCGGTGCAGAGCGGCTCGTATGCGGCGGCGGCTTCCGGGATGCTCGCGAGCAAATGGGCGGTGCAGGTGGGCGCGCGCGCTGAGCGCCTCGCGGAAATGATGCGCACGGGGGCAGCATGAGCACATGGGGCGATGTGGCGGCGACAGTCGCCAAGGTAGCGCCGATCCTCGGCAACATCCTGCCGGGCGTCGGGACCGTGGCAGGGCTCGGCGTAGGTGCTGCCGCGTCGATTGTCGCGTCCGCGCTCGGTGTCTCGGCCTACCCTGATTCGGTCATGTCCGCGCTGAAGAGCGATCCGGAGGCGCTTGCAAAGGTGCGTGTCGCCGAACTCGATAACCAGAAAGATCTCGCGCAGATCGCGATGCAACGCGATCAGAACCAGCTCGCCGCGCAGACCGCGCAGTATCAGGCCGACGCTGCAGACCGGCAGAGCGCGCGCACCCTCGCCGCAGAGGACAAGGACCACACCGCGCGAAACCTCGCCTACATCTACACGTTCGCGCTCGTCTTCGTGCTCGGTGCACATTTCTACTTCGTCGCGCTCGGCATCGAGATCGGGACGGGTGCCGCGACGATCCTCGGGAACATCGAGGGCGTGCTGATCGCGATGGTGCTCGGCTCCAAGGAATTCTATTTCGGCTCATCGCAGGCAGCAGTCCGGCAGGCGCAGGCCATCACCTCGTTTGCCACAACGCCCGGCGCTGTCACGGCGCCAGCCGGCGACACCACCACCGTGCAGACGCCAACCGATTCGCAGCAAACCGTAACCGTCGGCCCGGCCGACAACACATTCAAGGGCCATTGACCATGAAACGAATCATCGCCGGCGCGTTCGCCGCGCTTCTCTCGCTTGCCGCGCTCGCCGCAACGACAACGCCGGTTCAACTCCTCAGCCCGACCGGCTCGACCGCAGGGCAGGCGATCGTCTCGAACGGGCCGAGCTCGCCGCCGACGTGGGGCTCGGTCGCGCTCACGGGCATCACCGGCACGCTCGCCATCGCCAACGGCGGCACAGGTTCGACGTCTGCCTCCGCCGCGCGCACTGCGCTCGGACTAGGATCGATGGCAACACAGAACGCCAATACCGTCGCTATTACGGGGGGCACGGGCGCGTTTACCACGTTGAGCGCGAACACGCTGAATGCGTCAGGCGGCACGTTCGGTGGAGTGGCTATCTCGGGATCGACTATTACGACAACCCCTATTAGCGGGGCTTCGGCATCTTTCACGACGGTGAGTGCCAGCGGTCTAATCAGTCCATCTAGCACGATCGGCATCAAAGCGACCGTGACAAATGACAGCGCTCAGGCCGGATCCGTGGGTGAGTCTGCAACAAATTCGACGAGCGGCACAGCGCTCACCACGGGGGTGACGGCGAACGCCACGTCGGTCCCGTTGGCGGCCGGAAACTGGATGGTTCAATGCTCTGCCAGATTTGTCCCGGCTGCGTCGACCGTTCTTGCGACGATCTTCACGTCTGTTTCAACGACGTCGGCTACGAATGGCGCGTTTGGATCTTCAACGCAAATCGTGAATAGCGGCTTCGTGAACGGGCAGCAGCAGATTATCAATAGCCCGGTGGTGAATATCAAACTGGCCTCTGCGGGCACGGTCTACTGTCCGTCCTATGCAGGCTTCACCACTTCGACTTTGACCGTTGACGGCGTGATCACCGCCTGGCGCCCGCGGTGACAGCGCATGCCCAATCACCACGGCATACCGTCTGCCATACCCCGATCGTAACCGCGCTTGTAAATCCCGCTGAACCTCGAATCTCGGCCGTGCGGATTGTAATAGGGCTCTTCTTTTAATCCTGACTCGTAACCGGCGCGGTAGACCACCAAGTCGGTTCCTGTCAGGCAAGCATCCGGGTTTGATGACCTGAGCATCCTATTGCCCGCGGCCTTGGCGCGCGCCAATGCGCGGAGTGTCGCCGACAGCATCGCAGCTACGAACGACTGTGCGAGGATGGCCCGCGAGACTTTGATTTTCATTTGAAGCTCCGCACGAAAATATCCGACGAATTCTACAACAGCGCTTTGCGGGCGCACTCGAAACCGTCTAAAACGGCGCTGTAACCTATTGATTCCGCAGGGGCGCGAAGTGGGATTAAGGGGTTATTCTGAGGGTGCGCAGAAAGCGCTGAGAGGTTGACTGGCAAGGCTCTGGCAGGTTTTATTCTGGTATTTGTCACTTATACACCAACATCCCGCAAAGCCTTATGCAGCAAGGGCCGTTCAAAACAGTATAGAAATAAATCAGGAATCAGCCTGCTTTGACTTCGACCCATTGCTGTCCGCGAACGTCTTTGTAAAGCTCCGTCATACCCGCCGAACTGTGCCCGAGAAGCGCCTGGGCGAACTCCGCATTGCGCGCTTTCGCGTGCAGCCGAGCGGCCAATGACCTTATCTCGTGAAAGGTCGTGGGCGTCGCACCATCCGGATAGGTGAGTTCCGCTTTCGTTCGCGCTTCACGAAAGGCGACTTCGAGCGAACCCTCTCCGACCTTCGCGCCGCGCTTGTGCTGGTACGTCTCAGCCGGGAAGTGGATCAGGTATCTGCTCACCGCCTTGTCGCGGCACTGCGTGATGACGTTCTGCAGGACATGCGGCCCGAGCGCGACGGTCAGTTCGATCTTGATCTTCGCGCCCGTCTTCTGCTGATCGACCCACAGGTAACCGTCCTTCGCATCTTCGAACTTCATCCTCAGGATGTCGTTCTTTCGCTGGCCGGTGAGCAGCGCCAGCAGCATGGCGTTCTTCAGCCATCGGTCCTCGGATTTTTCGAAGATGGCCCAGAAGTCGGATTCGCTCATGCGCGCGCGCGTGACCACGGCTTTCGGATTGAGCACCACGTCGACCGGATTGCTTTTCACGAGGCCATGCAGGATGGCATCGCGAAACACATCCTTCAGCCGTCGGCGGATCGCCTGCGCCATCGTCGCGCCGCGCTTCTCGATGGCCTCCTTGATCAGGTCCGCTGCATCTTTCGGCGTGACCTGATCGATCGGCTTCTTCGACATCGCCGACTCGCGAATCGCATTGATCTGCGATTTGAGTGCCTTGACCGTGTTCACCTTGCCGACGGCGAACTCTTTCTCGTAGGCATCGCAATGCGACGCAAGCGTTACCAGACCGTCAGACGTGGCGGCCAGTAGATCACGCTCCGCCTTCAGCTTTTCTAGCCCGAGGTTTGCCGCCTTGACCATCTTGATAGCTTTCTGCAGATCAGTCCCGCAGCCGGCCGTTTTCTTCGTGATCGGATTTCTGAACCACAGATAGCCGTCTGCATTCTGGTATAGATTCGCCGGCCAGTTTCGTCGACTGGCTTGTCTTCTGCGTGCGTTCACATTGTCCTCGCGAGCAAGCTTTCTTCTTCGGCCTCAACGTATTCCGCCTTCGGATCTACGAAGAACCGGTTGCCGACTTTCTTTGGTTGCGGGCTGATTCGCCCTTCATGCACCCAGCGGTGCAGGGTATTGACGTGCGGTTTGTGTTTCTCGCCGAAGACCTCAACGGCCCATTCGGACAAGGGTATCAGTCGGGGCATGTTCGTTCTCTCAATGATGCACAGCCAGCGCGTACCACATCGCATAGGCGAAGGTCATGGCGCTCGGGGAAAGGGCGATGGCGGTCAGAAGGCGGTGGCGCTTCATGGGTGCTTCTCCATGGCAATGACATCTAAAAGCGAATTGAGATTGTCATCGCTCCATTCTTCCTGGTATGCGGCCATAAATCCTCGAAGCCTTTCAAGAGCCGCAGCCCGATCGCCCGACGCATCCTTCTCCATCCCCGCGATCCGCTGGCGCAGCGCGGCGATCTCGGCGGAGTGGTGGAGGTAGAGCGGAATGCGAATCCAGTCCGCCGAAAACTTCGGATCGTCCTGCTTCCATGCGAAGCCAATATCCATCCCGGTTTTGTGCTTCATCATGAAACCGACCGCTTGCCCCTCACTCGCGCCTGCTGCGCGCGGATGGTGGCACTTACCTTCGCTGCGGCACTGGCCGGGCAGATCGCATTCGCGGAACTGGCAGTTGCTAAACGGCGCGTCAGTCATTGCCGGACTCCTTTGCGATGGCGTTGAGAACTGCATCGATTGCAATCTCAGCAGCGTTGTAATGCGTCGCGCCCGGAATTCGCGAACATGTGATATGCGCATCCCAAGCGATGGCCTTCTTATCGATCGCCCCCGCCGCATCGGCTACCGAAGGCGCGGGAGTGGCGGCGAGAAGCGAACGAACATCCTCCGCCATTGGTTTATTACCTTCTGCCTCGAACTTGAAGGCGCATGCCAGCAGCGTTGCCTGCTGCCCTTCAGTCAGCGAGGGTCGAGCAGTGTAGAGAGCGTATTCGCCGTCCATCAGATTGCCGGTGTATTCAACGTCGATTACTTCGCCGTTGATGATATGCGCGGTCAAAACCTGATTCGCCCCCGCTGTGTCGGCGTCCGCACGCTCAGGCGTAGGGGCTGCGTCTCGACCAAGCGTCACGCATTCGGGGCCGGTCACGCACTTGTTGTCTATGCAGGATTTGCATTTGCCATCGTCACGCAACCGTTCGATAGCCTCCAAGATAGGCGCCGCGCCTCCTGCCTCATCCGGATCGATCCCAAGCGCCTTGTCGATTGCCGCCAGCGCGGAAACTGCTTCCTCAAACATTCGCTTGTAATCCGCTGTGTCGGCGTCCGCACGCTCCTGACTCGCTCCTGCTGCGGCATCGTTCAAAGCATCGCGCACCGCTTCGACCGCGCATTCCATTGCTATGCGCTCGGATTGTGCGTATTCGGAGGGCAACCCTGTGTCCCAATTGGCTTGGTAGTCGTCCAATGCCCGAAGCGCGACATTGAACGCCCCCGCTGTGTCGGCGATGCTCGCGGAGAGAAGGGCGCGGGCGGCCGCGAGGAATTGTTCGCGCACGCAGTTATCGGGTCCGAGGATCGCGCCGCTGTCCCAATCTGCCGGGCACATCCCGAGCGGGAAAAGGTTGGCGAAAATCACGCGTGCAATATCGTTTTCAGTCATGTTCTCTCGCAATAACAGTCTGTCCAAGGGTCAATACAGATCGATCTCGTCTTCCGTCGCCGCGGTCGTGTACGTCGGCGTGTAGCCGCCCTGCACGAAATACGGCTTGCCACAGAACACAGAAGGGCAGACAACCTTCGTGCGGCGCTCTTCCGGCGCGAGCGCCCACAGATTGTCGCCGTCGCTGCCTTCCTCGTAGTGGTTGGCACCCATCTCGTCGTCGGTCATCTCATGCCGGCAGTGCGGGCAGATGATGTGCGGCTGCTTGTAGTGGTCATAGAAGTCAGAATCGAACGGAAGATTCATTTCGGTCTCTCGAAATAGGCGTTTCGCCGATCACTTCGTCAGCCGCTTCGATGAACGCGGCAGCTTGGTGCGCGTTGATCGCGTTGCCGTAGGCGCGCAGTCGTCCCACTCGGGAGGCAGCCCCATCAGCCAGCGGGAATGTGCCGGGTTCAACTGGCCG